AAACTTTTACAAACATCATTCGAGTTCATAGTATCGATTAACAATTCTAGGTTGTCTACTTCATGTTGTAACAAACACATTTCTCCACCTGAAATCTCTCTGTACGCTTTTGTATTTCTAGTTGTTGATTCAATTATCCTATACTTTTTAAGCTTCTCTGGCTCAAGTATTGCTGTGTGAAAATAACCACCAATCAAGAAATTAATATTTGGTTTTTGTGGAGCGCCTAGCGCAAGAGGATTTGTTAACAATGTTGAGATGTCTGAATTACTTCTAAACTGTTTTCCAAAGTCGCCGTAGTAATCTTCGTCGCTTCTAAGCCTTTCTAATACCTCACTCTTGTTAAAATCTTCCATACTATAGTGTTGTTAATTTTGTTTCTATCTCTTTAGAGATATTGTATTTAGCTTTTATAGCATCTAACTTACCTCCTTTTTTAATAAACTCGACCGCTTTTGGATAAGCTGGATCTTTTTCTGAGGTTAATGTGTTTTTTGCTTTTGGTGCTTTACCGTGTGCATTTGTAGCATCGCTGTCTGCTGTATCATCAATTAAGAATAAATTACCTAATGAGTATTTTTTTCCATAACTGGATGAACTACCGAATTTTTGAGGCATTTGCATACCCTTTTGATCAAGGTCAACGCCGACTACAGCAGTTGCATGTATAGCATCAGCTCCATCTGTTATCGTAGCTTTCGATTCCATTATTGGAAAAGGATCGGTAGCTATTAACGATTCATTAACCGTTACTGATACACCTAATTCTAATAAAAAAGGTTTAGTAGCTTCTAATATATCTTCAGCAGATCTGAAATTGTATCTACCAAAAGAATTGAACCTACTCTTTTTTGATTTAAACCGCGTTTGAATTGACGCTAGTTTTTGGTTTAATGTTTGTGTTTCCATATTAATATAATTACGTATTTAGTATTCTTTTTACTTTACTCTATTGACTTAAATTAAAGGTAATCAAGCACTTGCGAGTGATCTACGTTATCTATTAGCGTTTGTACTGCTTGCTTTTTCAACTCTGAAACAGTAACATAATAGCGCTTACCTTTGATATCTAATATCTCTGCAATCTCTTTTGCTGAGTGCTTATCACAATCTAAACCATAAGACAACCTCAATACTTCATACTCTCTTGCGTCTAAATGTTTTTTCATTAGACTTTTCAAGTAAGCATTCATTAAGTGAATGTTATAAGGCTCAGACTTATCAGGTATTGATTCACTCCAGGATTCACCTTCATCTTCGTCGCTTCTAGCCGTGTCTATACTTAAAAACACTGAGTTGAAAAACAAAGCAACCGCTTTTTTATCATCAGGATTTTTACGTATTTCATTTAGCTTATGTTCTGGTATTCTAATGTTACCCCTACATATATCTATACGTCTTCTAATAGCTCCTTTGATTCGCTTGCTTAAGAATGACTTTAATGTTTTTTCAACGTCCTCAGACTCGTGTAAAACAGTCCAGTCTAATCGGTCAACAGCCTTAACTAATCCTTCACAACCGCATTGTATCAGATCATTGATGCTTAATACACCTGATGCTTGATCAGATGTAGAAAACTTTCTAGCTAAGTTCTCAACTAATGGTATAAACTTTACTATAAGTTGATCTCTTGTATATTCATCCCAAAACAAACCTTCAGGCATAGATCTTTTTAGATCTTCTTTATACCTTATATAGTTTTGTATATTGTATTTTTTCATATCATATATATTATCGTGCACTCATCGTGTCCGTTCTGTAATTTTAAAATTCTTTGTTTAAAAGTGATTTTTCTTTTTTAAGTTCATTATTCATATTCCTGTGTATAGTTCTTGTAGAACAATTTAAAGACTCAGCTAACTTACTTATAGTTATTTTTTGATTGTCATGGTTTATTAATAGCATAGCGTCATATATTTCACTTGATGAAATTTTGTTTCTACCTATCATTTGACCTACTATAGTAAGCTTTTGTCGCATATCTAACCCTGAACTATCTTTAAATATTATTTTACGAAGCTTATTAGGCGGAGGTTTTTCCAAATCCATAAGTGAAACATCGTATAACATAGTTTGTAATAGTTGCTCAGATACATTAAATGTTACGAAGCCTTTAGTTTTATCACATATATACTCAATCAATGCGCTAAACGAGTCTTGATCCAATTGTGGATTCAAGTACCATAATACATACATATGCCACTTAAGGCTCTTATATGTATTTATTTTAGCTTTAGAGTTAAACAAAGTATAACATTCATGCGTTCCATTTTCATAAAACTTACCCCAATCAAAAGTTTCTGTAGGTAAATCATTTACTGGATCACGTCTGTATATTATACGATGCAACTCTAAATATCTTGTATTTCTTTCGTACTGTGACATTAGCCTCTTACTATTATTATATACTAGCTATCGTCACACTAGTACACTATTAATTTTAATCTTCTGTTATACTTTTTTAAAAGCTTTGCTTTATTTTCTACATTACTGTATATAACAGTTATACCTTTATTAAATTGAAATTCACCTTTAAAAGATTCAGCAATTATTTCACCGTGTAGCTCTGCTATCTTTAAGTGAAGAAACTTCACGTGTTTTGCTTTTCTTCTGTTCTTTTTGAATTTTTGTATTAATGTTCGCATAATTCGTTGATGTTGTGTGGACGTATAATTTTCTGCTCATTTTTGTTTTTTACTGTGTGTTTTTCGTTTTCGTAATAATTCCAGTAGCCAAGTACGCTATTACCGTTGACTTTATATTCGTCAGGCATACATTGCGGTGGCTGCTCGAAAGCTTTATCAGATATACCGTTAGGCAAAGTGTATAGCACATCGCGGCATTTAGCGATTGTAAGATGTTCTTTACCGTAACGTTTTGTATATTCTTTACCAAGAGCTAACATATGTTCGTATGCCCACATATATGCTTCGGCAGAGGATCTAACCCATATAGCTGACGGATGGTTTTTATGCGTAGCTTTATATGGTATATCAATATTAGTACCTAACTCGTGATGAGCTGTACATAATAGTTGTGCGGTTTCAAGTATCATTTTTACAACGTGCTTATTGTATTGATACTTAGCTGCTTGCACAGGATCGTGAGATAGATAAAATATATTCATTACTTTAATTTTTTATTTAGGTTAATAATTTTATTATTTATTTTACTAGCTAATGTGAAGTTTTCATCCTCAACTGCTTTGTCTAACTCTTGCTGTAGTTCGTCTATCTGCATGTGTATTATTTCTTGCTCAGACATCATACGCATATTACCAAAGCCGTCTTGTTTAATATTCTCCATTGATACTTGGAAGTCTTGATTCCATTCGTCTTGCTTTGCTTCTAAATGATCTATAATAATTTTAGCAGTTAGCTCGGCTATTTTAGTAATATCTTTTTCTGTCATTTATTATCTTTTAGTGAATTTAAATAATCTTTTAATGTTAGTGTTAATAAATTTACCTTTAGATTCAGCGTTCATTAATCCACGCCAATAAAATAATGGTACGTCTTCGTACTCGTATACACCACCGTTTTCGTATATTAATACAAGCGTTTTGTTTTCGGTATAATATCTACCTGTTGAAATTGTTGACGAATTGTCAGATCTAAATTTTTCAAAATTGTTCATAAGTTTTTTGTTTTTGTTTATTATATTATCTTTGTTTGATCGTGTTCAGTCTGTAATATCTTCTATGTATAATAGTATTGTTAAACATAAAAGATACGCTATTATCCATATTATTATTGCTATCATTAATGAAATACTAATCCTACTTTATTTGTTTTATTGAACCACTTAGTAGCCATTAAATCAATAGAGCTGGCATCAGTATACGAAGCCCTATTAAGATCAGCATGGCTTGAGAAAATTTTTGTATGTCTATGTTTTGTCTCATCTATTAAATGTTTTTGTTTTCCAGAGTCACTGAATATTATATCGTAATTACTTGGTAATGAGGTTTTTAACATCATATCAATCATATTGGTGTAACTGTAAAACCGTACGTTAGGATTGCTATTAGCAATGTCGATCCACTTTTTTAGATATGCGCGAGAATAATAATCGCCGCTATCATGGACTCTGACGTAATCAGGTTTCTTCTTACGTATTTCAGCGTTCATAGCATCAACAAACATGTCAGTCTTGCTGAGTTGATAACGCTTTTCAAACGCAGGTTTTACGTTACTCCAGATGTAGGCTCCTTTCTTGGCATAACAGAATTTAACACAACTGTCAGCCATTGGGCACGTCAGTTTCCCGCTAGCAGATTTGTAGGCAGGAATACCGAAGTTAAAGACCCGGAGCCCGAGTTCTTTTGATGTTTTTTTAAGTTTAGTATTTTGTGTTAATAAGTTCATAGTTTTTGTTTATTATATTATCGATCAGCGATCGTGTTTAGTTTGTATTAATCAAGCAACACCATATATGCTTCAACATTATTTTTACGAAACCAGTTCAACGCTTTTTGAAACTCGCTAACTTGTTTAGGTGTAACTGTTTTAGGTGCTACTTCAAATATATATTGGCTACCCATAATATAATCGTACATTGAGAGCTCGAGGCTGTTGAGTGTATAGCATTCGCCACTGAACGGATTGGTTACTGTTTCACCTTCACCATATATGGTTCCTTTAAACCATTTAGGTACTGTTTGTTTTTTAGTTTTCATTTTTTAATTCTTTAAATATTAATTCACCTTTAACAGCTCTTTCGATAGTTAGACCATAATGATTAGCTACAATCTCATACCTGGCTCTGTCTTTAATTATTTGACTAGCATAGTTTAAGTACCTATAGTCTTCATCTACTGTTAGATTTATAGCTCTTGAGCTACCGTCTAAAAAACTACAATCTTGAGAGATCATTTCTATGTATTGCAGTGTATTTATAGGGTTAACTATTTTATGGTTATAACCTTCATTAAGTAACTCATCTATAATTTCGTCTTCCATTTTACATAATAGATCTTCGTAGTGTCTAGTGATAGCATCTTCAACAAAGTCATAGTTGTCACAGTATATCTGATTGTAGTCAGGTATTACTTCGTATAACGCGTCTGTAAGTTCGTTTTCATAGTAGTACACATCTTCGTTTACGTTTATACGAGTTGTATCAGCGGCAGCTATCCATACAGAGTAGCCATCAGCGGTTGACTCTTCATATATACTGAAGTCAGGGTTTTGCCATTGATCTGTTACCTCACACTCATAGTGTGCAAGTACTTGGTTTCTAGCATGCTCATCATCACAACCTTCAATCCAACCTTTTGATTCCATTCTTTGAGCTATTAACTCATCGGTTATATATTTATTCTTCATCTGTTTCTATTAATTTAGTGATGTATTGCCACACCTTTAATTCTATTTTATTACTGTTTAATACTATATCCATCTCGTGTGATGTAACACCTCCGTAGTTACCTGTACGTATATCTTCTTTGTTTTGCTCGATCGTAATCAAGAGCATAGACATTTTAGCGAAAGCTTTGTCGCTTGCTCGTTGTTGTAGTTCTTGTTTAGTCATCGCTATCTATTAAAATGTTATCGCCAAACCTGTAGTCCCACGCTGATACTCTGAGTGCATTTATATTACACATATCGTAGATATCTCTGATCTCGCTTATAGTTAGCTCACCGTAAAACTTACTGCTTTCTAGTTTAGCAATAATTCTTGTTGACGTAAACTTGTAATCACTTTGATTAATAAGTTTAATGTACTTAGGTTTAATTGATTGTAGTAAATTGCTCATGTTATTTGTATTTTAAATTCATATATATTATCGATAGGTAGTCGTGTTTAGTTTGTAATTAATCTTGGTATTTTTTAAGTGTCATACTATTTACTTTATCAATGATCTCATTACCTACCATAGTGAAATAACCGGGTGCATACAATGATCTTTTACCTTCAGATTCAGTAGCTAATACATCTTTTTCTGCTTCTTCAATAGCGTGTCTTAACGCTGTTTGAATGAAATACTTTTCAAATCCGTTAAATTTTGTTTTACTCATTTTATTTAATTTTAAATTAGCGGACGTACGGGAATCGAACCCGTTTGAAGTTATCTTCGTTACCATATCGTCCTACCCAGACATTTCCTAGCCACATAGTGGAGACGTTATTTATTCGCTGGGTTTGTTAACATTCCTGAGTTCATAACGATCCCTCACCAGTTCAGTTAACTTTTATAAAGAAGCGTGATCGGCGTCTAACTCATTTTCATCATTAGATATACCGGCCGGTCCACCGATGTTTGCTTCCGTATTACATTTATATTATCATTGGGTGATCGTGTTTTGTTTGTACATTATTTCGATCGCACGTTGCATTACTTGCTGGTGTATAGCATTGTAGTCGTCACCGTCGGCGGGATAATCGCCTAGTTGCCAGTCAATACTGTCTTCCATTAGTTCGAGAGTTATGTTAGCGACGCTCTCCGCTATTTCGTATAAGTTTCTTTTATTGCTCATATATTCTAGTTTTTAATTCATTTACTTTTTCTTGTAAGTACCAATCATCTTCGTAGTTGAGGTTGATGTACATTGATAATTCTTGTAATAGATCCGCTGCTAACTTCATATTATTGTTTTTTTAAGTAAGTTAATCCTTTGTAGTTGAACCACTCAGTTATACCTTCTTGATCTTTATCTTCGTTGTAGATAAAACCGAACGTTGATGGTAACTCACCGACAAGATATGGTTTATATACTTTACCGTTTAATACTATTTGTTTTGAGTGGATAAATTTAATTGTATTTTTCATTATATTAGTTTTAGATTCGTATATATTATCAATCTTTAATCGTATTCAGTTTGTAAAAATCTTTTACCGCTTTTTCGGTTAGAGGTTTTAAGCTTTTATGGTATTCTACATTATCTATGTAGTAGTCGATCGCTTCTTGCATTCTCTTTTCAGTGAACTTTGTAAACACGCTTACATCTGTGTGTTTGAGTAGATCAACGTCGTTGCATTGGTACATTGTTGACGTGACATCTTGCCAATTTGTTACTTGAATTTCTTTATATGAATAACCTCTATGCTCCATTATTTACATTTATTGTTACTTCTACCCAGCCTTTTTCAGAGTGACCAGCGTATACTCTTAAGCCGTCATTCACTAGTATATCTACTAATTTTTGCGCTGCTCGCCAAAGACTTGGTTCTGGCATTTCATCGTGTTCGTCGTCGTACATTACTTCGCCTCTACATTGGTAGAATATATCATTTACATCGTTTTCTACTAGTTCAAAATCCCAACCGTTCACGGTTATATTTTCACATAATTCCATAGTTAATTTCTTATTGCCCAGGCCGCCGCGGTGCCAAGATCGGTTAATACTCTGTTTGCTTTACTTAATAGTTTTCTCATTGTTTATTATTTTAATTTCGTATATATTATCAATAGGTGATCGTATTTAGTTTGTAGTCACTGGTTGGTTGTAGTGGTTCCACAATTTAGTGTGGGAGAACGATCTACCTTTACTACCTGATCCTTTACCTTTAGTTTTCACTTTTCGGTATTCTTTCGCTGTCAACCCTGAGCAATATTCACCCTGAGTTACTGTTTTGCGGTGATGTATAGCATCCGCTTTTCTCTTTTGTGCGACGTATGCACACACTTCTTTCATTGTCATCATATTATTCTTGATTATTATTTATTAACCACATTAACTGTGCATACTCTTCATACTCTTGTTCGCTATTAAATCCGTGATATTCTTTCATATTATTCTACTTTAAATGTATTAGGTAATAATGGTACTAAATGTCTTGCCACTGAAGTTCCGTTGTTAGCGTGATCACATATTAGTTGGGCTAACTCACCTTGCATAGTAAATAGTTCTTCTTGATCGATTAGGTCGCATAGGAAAAAATTGTCGCCACCTAGTATTTCTATAAATTCTTCAATAAATTCAACATTTTTTGGTTTCATAAGTATTATTTTTAAATTCACATATATTATCGTTAGGTGATCGTATTTGTTTTGTAAAGGTGTAAAAATATTAGTGAGTAAAAATAGTAGAGAAAGTATTACACTACCTCTCAAAGTGAGTAAAACTAGGTAATTTCACTACAAATAGAGTGTTTTTTAGTTAATTTGCCTACAAAGTGGAGGTTTTTAGGTGATTTTCACTTAAGATCGTAGCATATTGGGTGATGTATAGCATTTAAACGTCGCGTAGGGCGGAGTCTACTCTTCCGGTGTATAGCAAAATACCCAGGCCAAGCCTCGCAACGGAACTTCCGAAGCGGTAAGGTTAAAAAGTGTGACGTTAGCTTGTTATATTAATATAATAGTAGGCTATTGTCACGTTTTTTGTTTACTCTTCGTTATCGAATTCTGCCCATTCCAGGCATGATCCACATAACTCGTCTGATAGATAGCTCGCTTCTGAGCCGCAGCAATTTGAATACATAATTTTTGTTTTATTTGTTAATATTATCGTTTGTTACTCGTGTTTGTGTTGTCAGGGGTTGATCCTAAGACTACTTTTCAGTAGCCTCAGTTTCAATTGTTACACGATCTGACAGATGTCTCGTGTTAGCCGGCATATCAGTCGACTGTGACCAGTATCCACGTTTGATCCAACATGGCATGATGTTTAGTTTCGGGAGCATTAGTTCCAGTACTTCATCGTGATTGTACGTTACTTTGACACTTGGCTTTGTCTTAGTCGCTTTCGTGTTGAAAGTTATGATTTGATTTCGGCCGAGCCATGATTTACGGACTACGAAGTTGGCTCTTGTGATCGGAGGGAAGATAGTCGCTTTTTCTTCGTTTGACATGTTTGCGATCGCGTTTGTAATTAATTCTTGATTTGACATAATTTAAATTTATTTAGTTATTATTATTTTATTTGTTATTCACTTATATTATCGAATTGTCTTCGTATTTAGTTTGTATATTCTTTTTCAATTTCTATTAGAACTTTGATATATTCGTTTAGATCTTTTTGATTTACTATTTTTTCTATTTTTAATAATTTTTCTAAGTTATTCATAATTTATATTTTATTTGTTATTCACTTATATTATCGAAATGAGATCGTGTTCACTCTGTCAAAATGCTATACGCAGTATGCTATACGTGCTATACAGCCTTCGGCTGCGCCTCCGGTCCTGAGCATTACTCAGTCGTGTTCCAAGCCTTGAGCTGGGCTGAGGTCAGTTGCTGTTCCCTGGTCTGATCCTTAGTCTGGTCTCCGATCCAGATACATTGCACGTAACTGGTTCCATCTGGTCTGGTTCTGATTTCTGATCTGTACATTATATTATATCTAATTTAGTTAGTATGTCTTCAAGTATATCTTCTTCAAGGAATTGATCCTGGTCGTAGTCTGTTTTCATGATCTCGATGTAGGCTTTGATCTGGTCAACCTGTCCTGGGTATCTGTCGTAGATCTGTTGATCTATTCTGGTTACTATTGGTTTCATATCTTATATTTATTTTAGATTCACTTATATTATCGGATCTCCATCGTATTCGTCTTGTACAAATGCTATACAAACGGCAAGCCGTAAGCCGTAGCCGAACCACAACCAGAAGCCGAACAGCCAGGGTCCAGATGCCAGTAAGCCGCACCGCAGTACCAGACCCGATAGCATAAGCCTGAACCTGCACCGTAAACCGCACCGAAAAGCCGAAACCGTGTGCCAAAGCCGAAAAAAAGGCCGGGGGCCCCTAAAACTAAAACGCGTTTTCCTATAGGATTGTCGAGGTAATGTAAAGGTGCAACCCCATCACTCTCTATTTGCAACGTTTTTTTATTTCAACAAGTGTGACATTAGCTAGTTATATATATTAATAAGAGGCTATCGTCGCGTTTGTGTATATTGTAAAATTTAGGTATAACATGTAAGTATATAATGTATACGAAAACACTATTATGGCAAAACCAAGAAGAAAAGGCGGACCGAAGCAAAAATTAAGTCCAGCAGCAGCGAAGGCTAAGGCAATCAGGGACAAGAAGTACGCTATGACCGACAGAAGAAGGAGATTTAAAGCTGAGAGTCAAAGAAAGGATTGTCCTAAAGGACACGATTACGACCATAATACTAAAAGATGTGTTACATCGTCTCATAACAGAGGTGGAACGCAGGGTAAGAGTAAAAAAGACGGTACTAAGGCAGAAAGAAGACAAAATAAAAAATAAACATGGCAATAATATATTCATATCCTTACGATCAGACTATAACTGATACAGATGCTTGGGTAGGTACTGATTCCGTCAATAGACAAACGAAGCAGTATACGGCTAAAGCAGTAGCGGACTACCTGAATATAAACGGTAAGGTGGCAATTGCCGGTCAGATGAACTATCAGTTTGTACAAGACCCTTCATTTAAAGCAGGTACTTTTGCTTTTGCAGCTGGAAGCGGTGATGACACACCTTGGTCAAGCATTACATCTATAGTAATATCAAACATGGACCTCTCGGGTCAGATTGTTTCACCTTTCTTAGAGTATTTAATAGATGAGCAAGTACTATTCCAAGATGTAGCCGGTAAAGGTTCATTTGGGCATTATATAATGAGAGGGTACACGCAAATTGGTACAACTAACTTTTATACATTAACATTAGAATATTTAGGAGGTAATGGATCTATAGATATGGATCACTATTACACTCTTGTAAACTTTTATTTAGAACTCGGTGCTACAGGTGTTGATAGTGTTAGAGCTCTTGATACTGAGTTTATAGATATGACACCTACGACGCCTCAAACAGGTAACGTAGAAGTTACAGCATCATTGTCAGCTACTGGTACGCCTGATAATACTACATTCCTACGAGGAGATAACGTTTGGGCTAGAGCGAACGAAACGTATACATTTGTGCAAGCATCTGCCAGTGCAACGTGGACCGTTCAACACAACCTAGACAAGTTTCCTTCTGTAACTATGGCTTTGTCCACCGGGCAGAAAGGTTACGGAGATATAGTATACATCGATGAAAACAATTTAACAATAACCTTCGCTTCTGCTGAATCAGGCAAAGCATATATGAACTAATTATGGCAATACCTTTTTTAAATAACATTAATCTTAGCGATAATCAATTACAGAACGCTAAGCTACATATCACCGGTACGGCACCAACAGCTGCAGCGGCTCAGATATATTTTGACAGTAGCGATACAATAGCTAAGTACTACTCCAATGCAACTGACACTTGGGTTAGTTTAGTTCAAACTGATTTTGCAAATGGTACTTATGTAAGTCTAACAAACAGTGGAACATCGGTAAAAAGATCTTACACCATAGATTTATCTGCTACTGGAACTAAAGATGCAACAACATATTTAAGAGGAGATAACACATGGGCTGCTTTAGCTGATATATATAGTTGGAACCTATCTGCTAACGGAGGAACCGCTGAATCTGTAGAAGATAATGAAACGGTTGATTTTATACAAGGAGGTACTACAACAATAACTAGATCAGGTAAGGATATAACCATATCTTCAGCAGATCAATTTGTAGGTACGCTAACCGGTATTGGAGCGGGTACTTATATAACTATAGATAATACAACGCCCGCTGTTCCAATTGTAAACGTAGAAGGTACGGAGGCTGCAACCGTAAGTAAGTTAGTAGCTAGAGATGCTAGCGGTTATGGTTATGTAGCAACGCCTGCATCAGGTGATAGTTCGACTAAAATAGCAACTACCGCATTTGTTCAAGATGCTGTTACGGGATTACTGGAGTTTAAAAGTGGTTTCAATGCTAGTACCGGAATAATAGCTGATGGCTCTGGAGACGATTTATATACAGACAGAGCAATTGCCGTAGGTGATTACTACGTAGTTACAGTAGCAGGAGACTTTTTTGGTAATGCAGCAACTCCTTTAACCCCCGGTGATTCTGTTATAGTTCAAACAGATCAAGCTGCTGGTAGTGCTACAGAAGCGGATTTTATAATTGTACAATCTGACACAGACCTTGCTACATTGACAACGGTAGGTATTGGTAATGTAAATGCCGGTACTGGAATAAGCGTTGCTTATGCATCAGGTACGGCAACTGTAACAAACACAGATACAAATTCTTCAAACACATATGCGGTAACAATAACAGATACGGCAACTATAACTCACAGCTTAGGAACTAAAGATGTTATTATACAGCTTTACGATGTAACAACTGATGAAACTGTTTACGCAGATGTTGAAAGAGGATCTACTTCTGAAGCAACAATTACATTTGCTGCAACACCAACTAATAGCGTTAGAGTTTTGGTACAGAAGATAGGTTAATAATAAAAAATTAACACATGAAGTTTAAAAGTAATATAGAAGTACAGGCTGGTATAGAAGACAAAGACGGTCAGGTAGGAAGCAACGGTCAAATACTTGCTTCAACTGGTAGTCAAGTTGATTGGGTAGATCCAGCTAACATAGTTACATCTGCCACAGATGTGATTATAGAGTGTAAAAACACTTCAGGTGTTACTATAGCAAAAGGTACACCAGTATATCAAACCGGTAACGTCGGCGCTACGGCTGTAATAGAAGTTGCGGTAGCTGATGCTTCTGACGAAGATAAAATGGCTGCTATTGGGCTTTTACAATCTGACCTTATAAATAATGCTTTTGGATATGTAGTTGTAACAGGTGAGCTTTTAAATATAACCACTTCACCTATAGACGGTGTAACGCCTACAACTGGAGACACAATATATGTAAAACCAGGCGGTGGACTTACTCTTACAAAACCAACTGGTGTTAATTTTATACAAAACGTAGGTTTAGTTGGTAAAGTATCTGGCGGGAATGCTGGGTCACTCACTGTGTCTTCTATAATGAGGAGCAATGATGTGCCAACACCTTTATATATAGATCACGATAATCAACGTTTAGGTATTGGAACACCTACACCTGGTTCAGTCTTAGACGTACAAGGAACTCAAGGACAATTATTTTCTGTAACTGATGACTTATCAGGAGAGATATTTGCTGTAGCTGACATTTCAGGAGTACCTATTATGACCGTTAACTCAAGCGGTCTTTCTACTTTTGCAGGTAACGTAAGTATAACTAAGGGTGTTTTATCTATAACTTCAGATGGTTTAAATGCGGTTACTTTTACAGAGAGCGGTAGTGGTGATTTCACTATTGACGCACCAGATGACATTAGGTTAGATGCTGGAGGTGGGGACATAGTGTTAAAATCGGCAGGCACTGAATATGGTAGAATCTCAAAATCAAGTAGCGATCTAAGTATAACTTCCTCAGCAACTGACTCAGACATATTAATAAATCCAAATGGAAATGGCAACGTAGGTATCGGGACGACTGCTCCTGGGGCTAAACTTGTAATATCAGGAGGCGGTGGAGCAATTAGTGATAACGGATTTCAAATTAATAGCAGCTACGGGTTTAATGGAACTGGAGTTTTAGAAATTAATCCTTCAGCCACATCACATATACCTTTATCAATCCTTTCAAAAAATGGGCAAACAGCAAACCTTGTTAATGTAACATCTTTTGGTGGAACTGCAGGCAACTTGTTTAACGTACAATCCTCAGGTAACGTAGGTATCGGAACGACTAATCCTGGGGCTAAGTTAGATGTGGCAGGAGATATAAGGACATCAAGTAACTTTATAGCAGACAACGCGACTCTTGGGTCTTTGAGTCTAAGAATATCAGGGACAGAAACTGGGAGATTAGATAATTTTAATAGTGCGCTACGTTTAATAAACTTCCACGCTTCATCTGAAACTATAGTACAAGGAAATGGTAATATATCTTTAAATTCTGTAGGTTCTAGCAATATAAAGCTCTCTACTGCAAACACAGAAAGAATGCGTATTGATTCAGATGGTAACGTAGGTATAGGGACTACAGCTCCAGGTGAAAAACTAGTAATTGCAGGTGGTGTATTAGCTTACGGTGATACTAGTTCAATTGGTAGTGGCACTTCTTATTACTTAGGGAATAATCCAAATTCAAGAGACATTGTATTTACTCGTGTTGCTAATGCTGAACTTGGTATTGGTCGCTATAATGGTGGATGGTATGAGACAATGCGTTTTGATGCTGACGGCAATGTTGGTATCGGGACTACGAGTCCAAGTAAAAAATTAACAGTATATGGTGGAAATGATAATGGTATATGGGTTGATAGTTCAGGCTCACAATACACTTCGATTGCTTGGGGTAATAATGGAACTGAAAAAGCAAACATTGCTTATGATAACACTAATGCAAATTTTGTATTAAGTGCATATGGAGCAAGTGATACTGTTTTTTCAAATAATGGTTCAGAAAAAATGCGTATTGATAGTGCAGGTAACGTCGGGATTGGAACTACTAGTCCTCAATCAGGAGGAGGGTCTGCAAAATGGTTAAGTTTAAACGGAACAGCCGCGTACTCAGGTGGTATAGTGTATACAGTAAACTCAGCAACAAAGGCGTATTCATATTTTGAAAGTGATTATTTAAAACAACAAGCTCAGTCAGGTTTTGGTCAGAAGTTTATAGTTAATGGTACTACTACAGCTATGACCATCTTATCAGATGGTAACGCAACTTTTTCGGGTAATGTTGCTGTAAATGGAACCAACGTAACAGTTGCAAATGCATCAAACCCTTATATATATATAAACGATACAAATGCTGGTGCTGGTATATTCCAGCAAGAAGGTAATACTACAAGAATAGGTTCTGACTCAAATACTCAAGTTGTACTTGTTCAAAACAATGCAACTGCAGTTACTATAGACACAGATAAAAACGTAGGGATTAATACTACTTCACCTGATTTTAAATTAGACGTAGACGGAACATTTGGTGTTTCTGATTTACCATTTAATACAGACTCAGTTTCTGTATTAGTAGCAAATGAAACTATAGGTGCAGATTTAGTAACAAATGGGGATTTCGCAACAAATACAGACTGGACAGAGCAAGGTGGTGCTGCTGCCTGGAGTATAGCTAACGGAAAAGCTAATTGCGTAGTTAACTCTTCTACTCGTTATTTTGAACAACCAAACGTTTTACCGTCATCAGGACCAGGAAATACCTACAAAGTTGTTTATACTATATCTGGAATTACACAAGGTCAATTTCAAATAAATATAGGAGGATATGGAGCGACTCCAGGAAGAACTACTAATGGTACATATGCTGAAACATTTACTACTACTAACGCTTCAGCCAATAATAGAATATATCTTCAATCTTCCCCAAATACTATTGGGAGCATAGATAATATATCAGTACAATTAGTAACCTCTGCAAGTAATCAAATACAAAAAAGAGAATTAGGTACTGGTGCATTTGGACCAACACCTGTAGGAGCTTACTTACCACTTTCAGCTGGTTCAGGAGAGATACTTACCGGTGATTTGGCTATGAATAATAACATAGGTATTATAACTAAAGATAGTTCAGGAGCGTTTAGAGATATATTAAAATTAAATTCTTCAAATGTGCTAGAAATAGGTTCTAGCTCTTTAGCTACTAATACTATATTTAAAAACTCAGGCAACGTAGGTATAGGTACTACTACTCCTGGTGATGCTTTAGTTGTTAAGGGTGGTTCACCTGGTAATATTGATTTAGTTTCATTTCAAAACAATGCTGGAAACGAAACTCATAGATTTTATACAGATAGCGCCAATGATGGTGTAATTGAAACAGTAACTAATGCTGGAGTAACAGCAAATTTAATACAGTCCTCAGGTAATTCGTACTTAAACGGTGGAAACGTCGGGATTAACACAACTTCACCTGGAGATAAGTTACACGTTGAGGGTGGTATTATAATACAAAACGGAAACAACTTACAATGGGGAGGTCTATATTCTGCGGGAGCTCCTACAATATACGCATCTACAAATTACCTTCATTTTGTGCCAACAGGTTCATCAGGATCAGGGTACAGGCAAATGCGATTAGATACAACTGGTCTTGGTATTGGAACATCTTCTCCAAGTGAGAAGTTAGATGTAGCAGGTAATATAAAAATACAAGCAGCTTTACTTTCAAACCAAGAAAACACAGATATAGATTCCGCGGCAGCTGAAGTAGTTGCTCAGGTAGCTCACGCTACTTATACAGCAGCTTTCTTTGACTTTGTAGTTAAGAAAGGTACAAATGTAAGATCAGGTACAGTATATGCTTGTCATAACGGAGACACAACTCCTTTAGTGGAATTTACAGAAACATCGACTAATGACTTAGGGGACACATCAGATGTGGTTTTAAGCGTGGATATATCAGGAGCTAATATGAGATTATTAGCAACAGTGACTTCAGATGACTGGAGTGTTAAATCATTAATAAGAGCAATATAATATGGGATTTTATAGAGGACCAAATATAGTAACAGACGATTTAAAGTTAGCTTTAGACGCGGGAAGCGAAAGAAGCTACTCAGGTTCAGGAACTTCAGCTGATAGCATAGTAAGTACTAATACAGCTACTTTATACAATGGCGTTGCTTATAGTGGTAATAATGGAGGTTTTTGGGACTTTGATGGAAGTGATGATTATATTCTTACTGATTTTGGTAGTGGTTTAAATCCAACAACACAAGACCTTAGTTATGGTGTATGGGTAAAACCTGATGCTGGGCAAACATCTATGTTTATAATGCAATCAAGTTGGAGTGGTAGTCAGAGATTTTACATAGGATCTCTAAGTGGAAAACTAGCATGGGGTATACAAGAAAGGGGTTGGAATAGTGCTGACACGGATTTAACATTTGTAAATGATCAATGGTATTATATAAACATTGTTTTCAGTGGAACAACAGTGAAGCTTTACGCTAATGGAGTGCTTAAAGCTACAGACACTATCTCTAGCTTTGTTTTTGATAGTAACTTAGGTATAGGTTCTGGGAGACCATACACTTCAACTTATTATTGGAATGGAGGAATAGCTGCTTGCCGTGTTTACTACCAAGCATTAACAGCAGCACAAGTAACACAAAATTTTAACGCACAAAAATCAAGATTTGGATTATGATAACATACATTACAATAAACACAGACGAATTATCTTTAGTTGATTTCAACGAAGTTATGGAAACATCAGAAGATACAGTTAGACTATCAGTTGATGGTTTACAAACAGTATTAAAGTGGGAGGGTGATGAACCTGCATTTGTGTCAACATTAAGTTCATACGAAGGACCTTACACTCACGAAGAGATTTTAGCAATAATGTCGACTCCAGAATGGACTGACCCAAATCCACCAGAATAATATGGGAGCATACGGTGGACCAGATATAATAACAGACGGATTAGTATTAGCGTTAGATGCAGGGTCTGAAAGAAGTTACCCAGGTACAGGGACAGCTTGGAAAGATTTAAGCGGTAATGGTTATGACTTTACTTTTGGAGCGGCGCTTAGTTGGAATTCAATAGGAACATTTTCAATGACCCAAGTGAGTAGCGGAGGAGCTGTATTTAGTGGAAATATTACATCAAGCACTACTTGTACTATGCAGTTTTGGATAAAAACAACAGACGGACAATCTTTGCTATGGGAACCAACAACTTCTCCTAGTTCTTATGTCGGTGCTTATAAATCAAGTAGTAAATTTTATAATGGCAGCGGAGTAGGAAGCCCTCAGTATTATCAAGATTTAGTTTTATACAATAACATATACGATAATTTAATTGATGGAGAGTGGCATATGGTTGAGTTTAAAGCTGTAAATTTATCTACTTTTGGGTATCACGGATTTAATACCTATACAAATTATCAGTTTGGCAATGGAGAGATAGCTAGTATAATGATTTATGATAGGAATTTGACAGCAGCAGAGTCTCAACAAAATTATAACGCACAAAAAAACAGATTTATATAATGTATACAGGACCAGATATAATAACAGACGGATTGATACTTGCTATAGATGCAGGGAGTGAAAGAAGCTATCCAGGAAGTGGAACAAGCGTTACCGATTTAGCGGGCACGAATACTGTAGCTTTAGTCAACGGTGTTAGCTACAACTCAAATCAAGGAGGTAAATGGGGTTTTGATGGAATTGATGATCAGATAGTATTAAACTCTGGAACTGCAATTGTATTAAATGATTTTACAATAACTCAATGGATACAATTTCCTTCGTCAACTTCCAGAATGTCTATTGGGGGAGGTTATCATCAAACAACACCAGTGCAAGAATACAGGGGATATATTTGGTATAGGTCTTCACAAGGTGAAATTAGAGTAGCGGTAAATAATGAAACAGGAGCTATTTTTAATGTAGCTTCAAGTGTTTATTGTAACAAATGGTCTCAAATTACAGCAACAAGGAGTGGTAGTACTTATAAATTATATATAGATGGCATACAAGTAAATGTTACAAGGACTGGTTCAACTAATGATTTTTCTATAAGAACTATTGGTTGGAGTTATAGTAACTCTTATGCGTTTGCAGGAAGCATATCAAACACTTTAATTTATAACACAGCGTTAACAGACGCGGAAGTATTACAAAATTATAACGCACAAAAATCAAGATTCTTATAACTAAAAAATAACCTGGAAAATGAAGGGTAAAAAATATGGCAAACGAATTTAAAATAAGGAAAGGACTAATTGTAGAAGGTGCTTCAGGTGGAACTGTTGTAGACGTTCAAGGATCACAAGGTCAACTTTTTTCAGTAACAGACGATTTAAGCGGATCTATATTCGCTGTGTCAGATATATCAGGTGTACCAATACTGGATATCAACTCAAGTGGGCTTTCTATTTTTGATGGAAGCGTGGGAATAGGCTTGACATCTACAACTGCAAATTTAGAAGTTAAATCAATACAAGATTCAAGCTTTGATGAGGGAATTGGTGTTGTAAGGAGTAATACGTCGCAAACTGGCTATATTAATATGGTAGGTGGTGCAATGAACATAAACGCCCCAAATGCAATACCTATAAAATTTAGAGATGGTGGAAACACAAATTTAACTATAGGTGGAGATGGTCACGCAACTTTTGCAGGAACAGTAGAAGCAGCTACTTATTATAAATCATCAGGAGCATCAGCAGTTCTTGGAACAGCTACAAGTGGAGAAGTTTTATTGAGACCTACTGCTTGGAATTTATCAACTGCTCAATCTTCATTTACAACAACTTTAGCAACTATTGGAACAGACGCAACTTTTGCGGGAATGATTACTGTAAATGGTGGAGGTATAGATATAGACAATGATGATGATATAAGATTAAGGTTTGACAATGCAAGCACTTTCAAAGCAGGATTACAAGTAGCAACTACCGCGGGAGATATGATTGCAGAAAGCGCTATAGATGATTTCGCAATACGAGCACAAGAGAATATGTTGTTTTCTAGTGGTGGTAATGTAGAGGTATTGAGGTTAGATACATCAGGGAACGCAACTTTTGCAGGAGATGTAGGTTTATCTGCAGGAAAAAAATTACAATATTCTGCTGATTCATTTATGACACCAGAAAACAATGTATCAGGAGCGGAAATTAGTACAGCAGGAACATTTATTGTAAAAACAGGTACTACTCCAACTTTAGCTTTAACTTTAGATGCTTCACAAAACGCAACTTTTGCAGGTAAAGTAGGGATCGGGACTACCAGTCCTTCAACTAAATTAGATGTACAAGGGGTTGTAACAGTTAAGGGGTCAGGAACTGGTACTAGCGGTTCTTTAGCAATACAAGATGATTATGATGGTTTAAACCACTTGGCTAATATAGGTTGGATTAGAAGTTCTGGAGGAGTGTATTTATCTTACGGTTTAAAGCAAGACGGTTCTGCAGATTGGAAAAGTACTTATGCAAATTTTAGTGGTGAAAGAACTTATGCCAAGCTAGACAACAATGAGTTCTCTATGGCCCACGCTCCTGCTCAAAACACAGCGGTAGGTACAGCTGTAACAGGTTTAACAGAAAGATTTAAGTTTTATTTAAACACTGGAGTACTGCAATTAAATAATTATTCCGCGGGTATATTAATGACGAATTCAAGCGGTACTGTTGGACTTGCAGGCTCAGGGGATTTACCCGGCGGTCCTTATTTACCACTTTCAGCTGGATCAAGTTATCCTTTAACTGGTGCTTTAAATATATTAATACCAGGTGATCCAAAGCTAACACTTCAAAGCACATCAACAGACACCAGTGATTGGAACTATATAAATTTCGTAGGTAGAGATGCTGTTAGAGATGGATACGTTGGTACAGACGCTGATGGGGATATACAGGTATATTCTGATAAAAACTCTTCTAGCGTTCAATTAACAGGTTCGGGTATTATTTTAAACGGAGGCAACGTCGGGATCGGGACGACTAGTCCTAGTTCTTTATTAAGCGTAGGGAATGTAGCAACATACGATAACCCGTCAACAACAGTTAATATAGCGACAACCGACACGGGATCATATTTACTAAAAGTAACAAGCGACCAATTTAACGCTGATGGCAATTGGGTGGGTATTGGTTTAGGATATAGTAATAACTATATGAAGATGGGTATTATTGCCGAGGCTAAAGACAACAATGCTAGAGGTAAATTACATTTTGCAGTAAACACTGTAGCAGGGTCATCAAACGCAAGTATCAGTGATGCTAAAATGACTATTGATAACGCGGGTAACGTAGGTATAGGGACTGATGACCCTGATAGCTTGCTACATATAAAAGGAGCTGACCCAGTGTTTATAATTCAAGACACTTCAACAGGAACCGTTAATGCAAGTTCGACTCTTCGTTTAGGAGAATCTGGTGCAGGTGGTGTGTTAGATGTTTATTGGGATATAAAACAAGCGGCAGATGATTTAAATACTCATTTAGAAATAAACCACAGCGGTAATGGGAATCATTTAACTATATTGGACGGCGGTAACGTAGGTCTTGGAACAACAACTCCTTTAGCTAAATTAGACATACAAGGAACTCAAGGACAGTTATTCTCAGTTACAGATGATTTATCTGGTGATATATTTTCAGTTGCTGATATATCTGGTGTACCAATAATGAACGTTAACTCTGATGGAACATCTTACTTTGATGGTAACGTCGGGATCGGGACGACTAGTCCTCTACAAAAATTAAGTGTTGTAAGTGACTCAAATAGTCAAACTGACGTGAGTATTGGTAACACTGGTAATGGTGTTTCTAGATTATATATAGATGCTTCTAATGGAGACGTGTCAGGTAGTGATTATATATGGTTTGGTCAAAACAATGATTTAACGAGTGAAATACAAATAACTCAAAATGCCGGATCATTCAATTTAAAATCTTCTCCAGGTGGTAGTTCACAAACTAATTTTACCATGACTCAAGCGGGTAACATAGGTATCGGGACGACTTCGCCAAGCACAAAATTAGAAGTTACTGGTCACGTAACTATAAATTCTCCAGCAGGTGCTTCTCAAACTAGTTATGGCTTAAGGCTTAGAAAAACAAATTCAAGTTCTGCGGTGCAAGCCGGAGGAGAAATACTAGCATCAGTATATCCCCCAAACACTAATGCAGCAAATTTAATATTTAAAACCGCAAACGCATCAGCTAACTTAACTCAACGGATGGTTATTGATGGGATTGGTAACGTCGGGATTGGAACGACTAGTCCCTCAGCAGGAAGAAAGTTAGACGTTCATGGTGACATAGAGCTTACTGAAGATCTTTTCATAGGAGCAACAGGTAGTTCAAGAAGTGAGCATAAAATAAAAATAGGTCAAAATAGGAGTGGTAATGGGTATGCTTACATTGACATGATAGGTAATGCCGCAGCAACTAGTTTTTACAATTTAAGAATAATAAGACATAATTCAGGTGCTAACGCACTTTCTCAAATAATACACACAGGTACTGGAAATTTTGAAATTAAAGCATCAGATGGCGGTGATATAATATTAAACTCGAGTGGTAGCATAGGTATAAGTCAAACAAGTCCATCATACAAGTTAGATGTGACTGGTGACGGTAGATTTACATCTACAGTGACAGCTGCAAACTTTATACTATCATCTGATGAAAGACTAAAAGAAAATGTTGAAAAAGTATGTGATAATAAAGTTGAAGTAGATTGGAAAACTTTTGAATTAAAAACAGAAAAAGGACAGAAGAGATATGGTGTTATAGCGCAAGAGCTAGAAAAAACCAACCCTGAGTTTGTAAGAGAAGACAGCCAAGGATTTAAGTCTGTTGCTTATATAGATTTATTAATTGCTAAAATTGCAGAATTGGAAGCTAGATTAGAAAAACTAGAAAAATAATGGCAGTACCAAATACAACTACTTTTTCATTGCAGGATGTTGTCTCGACTGTCAATCCAACAACGGATGATTTAGTTGATTCATTTGATGACGCTATAGTAGGTAAATTTGATTCTAACTACGGGCCAGGTGATGAAAGTAATTTACTTCAATTTAGAAACTATGATGCAGGAGGAACTTTATATATAACAGACACTAATTTTAATTCAATTATAGCTACCTGCTTAGCTCAAGAACCTGTTACGGGTCTTTACAACGTAACACCTTTTGGTACTATGCCAAACTGGGATGTGAGTAGGGTAACAGATTTTAGTTATGCGTTTGAAAATAAAACAACTTTTAATGCTGATATTAGTTCTTGGAATACAGGTAATGGCACCGTGTTTCAAGGTATGTTTAAGGGAGCGTCTGCTTTCAATCAAGATATTGGTTCTTGGGATTTAGGTAACGCTTGGAATACTGGTCTTATGTTTTATGTTGCAACCTCTTTCAATCAAGATATTGAAAGCTGGGATGTGAGTAATGTGACATATATGAGATCAATGTTTTATGGTGCAACCTCTTTTAATCAGCCGCTAAGTGACTGGGACGTGAGTAGCGTAACAGACATGGGTAGTATGTTTAGATTACCTAATAGTGGAACATCAGCTTTTAACCAAGATATTGATTCCTGGGATGTGAGTAGTGTGACTAATATGTCTTCAATGTTTATGAACTCCACGTCTTTTAATAACGATATTACCGGATGGGATGTTAGCAGCGTTGTTTATATGGGTAGTATGTTTAAAAGCGCAGTCTCTTTCAATGTAGCTATAGGAAATTGGGATGTGAGTAATGTGATTAATATGTCTGAAATGTTTAACGGTGCAACAGTTTTCAATAAAAACTTATCAGGTTGGTGTGTTACAAATATTACCTCAGAACCAACTGATTTTAGTACCTCATCAGCGCTAACTAACGCTAATAAGCCGGTTTGGGGTACTTGTCCGTAGATAAATAAATAAATAAATAAATAAACCAAAATTAAAAACAAAGATTATGACAACTTACAATTGGAATTGCAAAACAGTAGATTGCTACCCAGAACAAGACAACGAAGCAGATGTAGTGTACAATGTTCACTGGATTGTAACAGGTACCTCAGAGGACTCTGAAGACCCTGAAGGGAAAAGCTACTCAGCTACAAATATTGGAACACAAACTCTAGACACAAGTCAGATAACAGAATTCATACCGTTTGATCAATTAACAAATGATGAAGTAGTTGCTTGGACTAAAGGGGCAATGGGTGACGAACAAGTTGCTAGCATTGAAGCAAGCATACAAAGTCAAATAGATAGTTTGATTACACCTACAAGTGTTACACTAACTATCGGAGAGCCTGTACCACCAACACCTGAGGTTGAAGAGCCGCAAGAGCCTGAAGCTGAAGATTAATTAGGTAAAAATCGAAGAAAACGAGTAATAATACTCGTATACCTGAAAAAGGTAAATTAAATCAAATCAAATTAAATTAAATATGAACGGAATTGTCAAAAACTTGAACTTTGGTGACGATGCTAGAGATCAAGTATTTAAAGGAATAGAGAAGTTAGCAAATGCTGTCAGCTCTACATTAGGAGCTGGCGGTAAATGCGTGATGCTAGAAGATGATACGGGTAAACCCGTGATAACAAAAGACGGTGTTACTGTGGCTGATTCTATAATATTGTTTGATCCAGTGGAAAACATGGGATCCACATTGTTAAAGGAAGCTGCTAGAAAAACTGTTCAAGAAGCAGGTGACGGTACAACTACCGCAACTGTTTTAGCTCACGCTATATTAAAAGAAGCTTATGCTGTTTCAGAAAAGAAAAATGCCAGAGAAATAAAAGATGGTATAAATTCTGCGGTTGAAAAAGTAATTAAGTATTTAGAAAAGCTAGCGGTTGACGTGAAAGGAGACATGCTGGATAATATAGCTTCTATATCCGTTAACAACGACAATGAATTAGGTTCTATTATAGCTGATGCGTTTAGGTCTGTAGACAATACAGGTATTGTAATGATGGAAACTGCCGGTGACGGTAAAACTGTTTCTGAATTAATTGAAGGTGTACCTTACGACAAAGGTTTAACAAATTCTCATTTCATTACAAACGAACAAACAAAAACAGCTGAATTAGAAAATCCATTAGTATTAATCATGGAATCACCAGTTAATACTATAAGAGATATACAAAAAGTGCTGGAGTACGTAATAAAAAACAATAAACCTTTGCTTATTATAGGCGACTTAGAACAAGGTGTTTTATCAACTCTGGCTACCAATAAAAAGAAAGGTAACCTAAAAGTAAATGTAATCAATGCTCCTACTTATGGTATTAGCAAACGTGAAGTACTTGAAGATCTATCTTTACTAACTGGTGCTACAATAGTCAATGAAGATTTAGGCGATGACCTTGATTCAATTGATGTAGAGTATTTAGGATCTTGTTTAAAAAGTGTTACCTCACACGAGGACACTGTTATAACGGTCTCTGAGGCATCCGAAAAGATAAAGGATGTAATACGTAGCATAAAAGAAAAGCTTACTAATAACACGCTAAAAAGCTGGGAAGTTATAAAGCTTGAAAAAAGATTATCAATGTTAACCGCTAAAATTGCAGTGGTTAAAGTTGGTGCAAACTCTGAAGTAGAGTTAAAAGAGAAAACTGATAGAGTTGAAGATGCTATCTGTGCAACAAAAGCAGCCGTAAAAGAAGGTATTGTACCAGGTGGTGGCGTTGCATTATTAAATGCTTCAACATATATTAAAAGTGAAGGACTAGGTGAAGAAGTTTTATTAAGAGCTATAAAAGCCCCTTACTTTACAATATTAGAAAATGCAGGTATCACAGCATCGCAATCACAAGACAAAGGTATTGGTTTGAATGCAATAACGGGAGAACCTGTAGATATGGTTAAACACGGTATAATTGATCCGTTAATGGTAACCAAAAGTGCATTAAGAAATGCTGCATCCGTAGCTACTACTATATTATCAACTGATTGTGTAATTAATAATTTAAGAGCAAATGAAGGCGATAGGTAGAAACTTAATAATAAAGAAACAAAAAGAAGGAGTGGCCGCTACTAAAGGCGGCTTACTTCTTGCCGAAAAACAAAGGGAAGATATAAGATACATTAAAGCATCCGTAATATCTCCCGGAGAAGAAGCAACCAAAGCAGGTCTAAATGAAGGTGATTTAATTTACTACGATAGACACGCTGGTCACACAATAGAAATAGAAGGTGATCCGTATCAAGTTATAAAAATGCAAGATATAGTTGTAGTTTTATGAGAATAGATGCTAGTGATGTTAAAAAATTAGGGTTGTTAAAACACTACAGAATCATACGAAAATGGGCATGTAGAAATAATGACTTAAACGACGCTGATCTAGAACTATTAATTTATTTAGATTGTTTAGATATGTTTACTAAGCAAGATTTTAAAACAGGTACGTTTTCATACAGTTGGGATAATAGAAGATGGAATAAGTTATTGAAGGAAGACTGGATTTCTGTTTGGCGAAAAAGAAATAGAACTACTCAAAAGTATCATATATATAAAGTATCATTTAAAGGTAAGCAGCTTATAAATAGAATTTATAGGATAATGCTAGGTCAGGATGATATACCTACGAGTAGTAGAAATAGAATAATGAAAGGAAACACTTACACTGATAAAGTACTAAGTGTGTCTATAAAAAACGTCAATAAAGATGAAACAAGATGAAAACTTATTGGGTCAACCAATTTTCCAAAATCCGGGAGCGCCTGTACCTTCAAATGAAATGGGGAATGCTAAACCTGTATTTAATCCAAATCAAGCTGCAAACGCTCAGTATGTATTTGGAACACCAGATCAAAGAGCTAAAAGCATGCCTCAAAGAGAAATAACACCTTTATATTTTGAAGATCAAAATGGAGATGGTGAAATTACTAGAGCTGATGTTATAAAAGCTAGAGTTGAAGGATATAAAAAATAAAATAAAAAAAATAAAGATATGGATAACATTAATAAAAAAGCATCAGGTCAAAACGCTATATGGGATGGACCATTAGATTTAGACGCGCTACCAAAAGGTAAAGGATCTAGTTCAGGTAAATACGGAATGGAAATTTCTAAAGCACACTGTGGGTGTAGCTCTATGAAAGGACCTATCACGCAACGAGCTAAATAGTAAACTATGCTAGCTCAGGATGTAAAATTATACGCAATAAACCTCGCCACAATGGCAGTAACTATGACTAATATAGAAGTATATTTAAAAATATTATTACTACTGGTAACTATAGGTTATACGTTATCTAAGTGGGTTAAATTAAAAGAATAAGATATGGCATTTACACAATCATCAAGTCCCTTTTTAAAAAAGAGTAAACCACCAGCGCCTTCTAAAAAGAAGTCTAAAGGATATTACAACAAAGCAAACAAAACAGGCACAGGAGCGGCTGCTGGCGGAGGCATGTCTGAAAAAGGTGTTAAAAAATACAAAAGAGATAACCCTGGTAGTAAATTGCAAACGGCTGTAACAACTCCACCTTCTAAATTAAAGAAAGGAAGTAAAGCTGCTAAAAGAAGAAAATCATTCTGCGCTAGATCAAAAGGCTGGACCTCAGAAAGAGGAAGAGCTGCTAGAAGAAGATGGAATTGTTAATAATAAATATATATAAAGATGAAAAATTACAACAAGCAAGAAAAGAAAAACTTAATTAAAGACAATCCTATTGTAGACAAAGGGTCTGCTGTTAAAAATCTTAACAAAGGATATGGATCTGAATTAGGTAAATCTCCATTAGCTATGAAAGGTTCTTGGATGTCTAAGCACTGTAAAAAGTAAGTTAATGGCTTTTAAATTACAAAATCCTCCATACGCTATAGATAATACACCTATTTATAGCGTAGATATGGAAGACGGAGTTTTAGGTAAAGCCAATAATAATGGTACTATTGTTATAAACAATAATTTATCACCAGCTAAATTAAACAGTGTTATAAACCACGAAAAGGTACACATAGATCAAATGAAGCGCGGTGATTTAGATTATGATGATAACAATGTATACTGGAAAGGTAAAAAATATTCAAGAGCTCAAATGAAAGAGGGAGCTAAAAATCTACCTTGGGAAGCTGAGGCATATAGAAAAGCAAAGTAAATGAAAAAGATATTAGAATTTTTCAGTACTAAAGTCTTTAAACAAGTCGGTGATGTAGTTGATAGTTTATTTACCAGCGAAGAAGAAAGGCTAAATGCTAGAAATGAAATATTCAAAGTATTACAAGATGCTCAATTAGAGCTTCAAAAAATGCAAACTGAGATTATTGTAGCAGAAGCTAAAGGTAATTGGTTGCAAAGAAGCTGGAGACCAATACTAATGCTTTCATTTGGTTTTATAATTATATACACTAAGTTTATATCACAGTTATCTACAAGACTTGTAACACCTGTTCTAGAGCCTGAATTTTGGCAGTTACTAGAAATAGGTATTGGAGGTTATGTAATTGGTAGAAGTGGCGAAAAAATAGTGGATAAGCTAGGGCCTTTATTTAAAAAGTAAAAAGATTAAAAACAAGTAATAATAGTAATAACAGTAACCAATTAAATTAAATAAAATGGGAAAATTAACAGATGAACAATTAAAGTCTATTAAAGACGCAACAGGAAAAATGAACTCTATACTTACAGAAGTAGGATTTTTAGAGGCAAGAAAAGCAGAATACCTATCAGCACATTTTGAAGCTGTAAAAGAATTAGATGGTATTAAGGCTGAAATCAGAGAAGAGTATGGTGACATCACTGTAAACTTAGCTGATGGTACTTATGAAGAAGCTAAGCAAGAAGAAGAAACAAAAACTCTTGAGATAGCGGAATAATGAGTTCTGTTGTAAGAAAAATAAGTATAGGTTCTGACTATAAGAATGACGCTATGCACTATTCAGTAGGGCAAAACGTTTATGGTGGACATACTATAGATTGCATACTACATGATACGCAATCTAATTCTTACAGTATTTACATAAAGAAAGGAAATGAGGTAATGCCATGGAAGAAGTTTAATTCTAACATGGCAATATCCGTTGAGTATGATTTAGAATATTAAATGAGAAGTCTATACGATTTTATCGTCAAACCTATTGGCGATAGATACGATAACAAAATAAAGCTAGGCGACGTTACATTAATACTAAACACTAAAATTGAAGACTTTAAGTCTGTAAACAATTTAGCTATAGTGGTTGAAACACCAAAAGCTTTTAAAACAAGTATAAAAAAAGGAGACATAATAATAATACATCATAATGTATTTAGAGTTTTTTATGATATCCGAGGTAATAAGAAAAGAAGTAGATCTCATTTTAAAGATGATTTACACTTTTGTTCAGCAGATCAAATATATTTGTATAAAAATACAGAGGATTGGAAATCATTTGGAGACAGATGCTTTGTAATGCCTTTAAAAAACAAAGACACTTTAAGATCACAAAAAGAGCAAGACCTTATTGGTATATTAAAAATAGGTAATAGTTCTTTAAAAGCGCTTAATATCAATCCAGGGGACACAGTAGGGTTTACACCCGGCAGTGAATGGGATTTTATAATAGACGATCAAAGAGTTTATTGTATGAAATCTAATGATATTGTAATTAAGTATGAACACAAAAGAAACCAAGAAGAATATAATCCTAGCTGGGCAAAAAGCAGTTAAGGAGTTAATTAAAGTGGCAGAAGAAAAGATCGTTGACTCAGAAGATGATTTATCAGCTGACAGACTTAAAAATGCTGCCGCAACTAAAAAATTAGCTATATTCGATGCTTTTGAAATACTTGCTAGAATAGAAGAGGAGGATGAAAGATTAAATGAAAACCCAAAAGAAGCTAAGGAAGAAAAAGCTTTTAGAGGTTTTGCAGAAGGAAGATCTAGATAATGTACGAACAAACCTTAGTAGCAGTATTAAAAGACTATATCAAACCTAAGATATTAAAAAGGTTAAACAGGTATAAGAAATGGGAGTACGGTTACAACGAAGAATACGACGTTGTTGTAATCAGTAGGACTGGACAGATAGGAGAGGTTTACGAAATACAAGGAGTAAAAATAGCATTACCAAAAAAAGATGATGTTGTTAAATTTGAAGGAGACAAGTGGAAACACACGGAATACCCAAAAGAGCTTTCAAAAATAAAATCGGTATTTGATTGGGACGAATACCCTTCACAGTTTAAAGAAAAGTGGTATGACTATATTGATACAGAATTTAAAAGGCGTGAAGAAGGTTTTTGGTTTTTTAATAAAGACAAGCCTTCTTATATTACTGGTACTCACTACATGTACTTGCAGTGGTCCAAAATTGATGTTGGGGCAGCAGACTTTAGGGAGTCAAACAGATTATTCTTTATATTCTGGGAAGCTTGTAAAGCAGATGTACGTTGTTACGGAATGTGCTATCTTAAGAACAGACGGTCAGGGTTTTCTTTCATGGCCTCAGGCGAAACGGTTAATCAAGCTACAATATCCACAGACTCCAGATTCGGAATTTTATCAAAGTCTGGTCCAGATGCGAAAAAGATGTTTACTGATAAAGTTGTACCCATCTCGGTTAATTATCCCTTCTTCTTCAAACCAATCCAGGACGGTATGGACAGGCCGAAGACGGAACTTGCGTACAGAGTACCCGCGTCCAAATTTACGAGAAAAAAGCTTGATACCAATGAAAAGCTACAAGAGATTACCGGTCTCGATACCACGATCGACTGGAAGAACACCGGGGACAACTCGTACGACGGGGAAAAATTAAAACTATTAGTCCACGATGAAAGTGGTAAATGGGAAAGACCTACAAACATATTAAATAACTGGAGGGTTACAAAAACTTGTTTGAGATTAGGTTCAAAAATTATAGGTAAGTGTATGATGGGTAGTACATCAAACGCTTTAGACAAGGGTGGTGAGAACTTTAAAAAACTATACTATGACTCCGACGCAACAAAAAGAAATGCAAATGGACAGACTCGTTCGGGACTCTATAGCTTGTTCATTCCTATGGAATGGAACTACGAGGGATACATTGATTCTTATGGATTTCCTGTATTTGAAACGCCAAAAAAACCAGTTGAAGGTCCTGACGGATCACCTATAAGACAAGGTGTAATTGAATACTGGAACAATGAAGTTGAAGGATTAAAAGGAGATCAAGATGGTTTAAACGAATACTACCGTCAGTTTCCAAGAACAGAGCAACACGCTTTTAGGGATGAAGCAAAACAATCTCTGTTTAACTTAACAAAGATATACGAACAAATAGATTATAACGAGGACCTTAGAAATACATCGATAATAACCACTGGAAGTTTTATGTGGGAAAACGGTATAAAAGACACTAAGGTAATATTTGTACCAAATAAAAACGGTAGGTTCAATGTTAGCTGGGTGCCTCCTGTACATATGCAAAACAGGGTTGTAGTAAAAGGTAATACGAAATATCCAGGTAACGAGCACTGTGGTGCTTTCGGATGTGATAGCTATGATATATCAGGTACGGTTGACAAAAGAGGTTCTAACGGAGCATTGCATGGTTTAACTAAGTTTAGTATGGAAGATGTTCCGCCTAATAGATTCTTTTTAGAGTATATAGCTAGACCTCAAACTGCTGAGATATTTTTTGAAGATGTATTGATGGCTTGCATATTTTACGGTATGCCATTACTTGCGGAAAATAACAAACCTAGATTACTGTATCATTTTAAAAGAAGAGGTTATAGAGGCTTTTCAATGAACAGACCTGATAAAAGATTAAACAAATTATCTGTAACTGAAAGAGAAATAGGTGGTATACCAAACTCCAGTGAAGATATAAAGCAAGCACACGCTGCAGCTATAGAATCATATATAGAAACTTGTGTTGGACGAACAGAAGCCGGTTATGGAGATATGTACTTTCAAAGAACATTAGAAGACTGGGGTAAATTCAATATAAACAATAGAACAAAGCATGATGCTTCTATAAGTTCTGGGTTAGCAATAATGGCTTGTAATAAAAACTTATATTCACCGGTTAGTCCAGTGCAAAAAAAGGTTTACGATTTAGGAATTAAAAGATATGACAATAGAGGTTCTACGTCTAAAATATTAAGATAAATGAAAATACAAACAAATACCGATA